GCAAGCCTTCGATCTTACCGACTTCTGCACCAACCGCGCCCAGGCATTGCTGACTGCTCGCTTCCTGCTGAGCATCCGCCGCCGCGTCACCCACACCGTCAGCTTCAAAACTGTGCCCGACGCCCTCGGGATCCAACCCGGCTCTTACATCCGTGTGATTACCGAGTCCACCAGCTACAGCGCCACCAACAACGGCGGCATCACGGACGCCGGCACCTTGGTCAGCATCACAACCATCGCCAACGGCACCTATGACGCTCTCGTCTACAACCCTTCCACTGGCGCTGTAACAGAGCAACGAATCACCATCACAAATAACGCCGTCACAAATTCGACGTTGTACGGATGCCTGTTCACACTGCTCAGTTCGAGCGCCAGTGTTGGTATGTACCAAGTGGAGCAGCTCACCCTCGACGAGGACGGCCTCGTCAACGACTCTGCCGTAGAGGTACCAGTCGATAGCACAGGAGCTAGCATTGTTGCAAAGGACGTGCTGTCAGAAGCCAGCTTCCGCGTATTGGAGTAATGGCCTTCCCCACCCTGATCCCAACCTCCCGCGAGTTCACACCCGGCGACTGGCCCATAAAGCGCTTCAGCTCGCAATCAGGCGCTGAGGTACGCATCCTCTACGGCAGTCAGCGCATCAATGCCAAACTTAGTTTTAACTATACCAATATATCTAATGCTAATGGTCAGCTATTTCTAGACGACTACAACAGTACCTACGGTACACTACGTACTTTTACTCTACCGTCTGTTCTGTTTAGCGGATGGCCTAATGCCACTGGGTTAAACGCACCACCTGGTACCCGCTGGCGTTATGAGAGTGAGCCTAAAATCCAGCATGTCTACGCAGGACGTTGCTCCGTCGCTGTCGAACTGATAGCTGTCGCCTAGGCCGCCGGTAAACTGAGGCAACACACGAGACGTAGTCGTCATGGCTTTCTATACAGGGCGTACCGGGTCCCTAACCTTTGACGGAAAGCCCGTAGCCAAAATCCGTGATTGGTCGTTGGATACCACGGTTGAGTTGCTGTCCACTAACGCCATTGACAGTACCGTTAATACCTTTACCCCTGGAGTCAAAGGCGCAACAGGTAGCGCTACAGACTTGAAGGCACCGAAAGCGCCTCTTTCACGCAGTTCACAGCACTTCTTAGCCGAATTATGAAAGGCGGTGCTGCAACCGAATCTGATCGCGTGTTTTTGGAGCTAAATGTAGGCGGCGGTGCTGCAGACGACATCAAATTTAATGCGTACATCACCAGCGCCCAAGTCAGCGTCAGTACTGGCGAGTTGAGTACTGTGCCAATCCAATTCACTATGGATGGTGACTTTGTTGAAGTCGTTACTGCGTAATGGCCGTCTTCCTTGGTGCAACAGGCAATATCCGGCTAAAGCGCGGCAGCCAAGCCGGGCTTAGTCAGTTCGCAGACCAAATCACCCCAGACGATGTAACGCTTCCCCTAAATCGGGTAGGCCTAGCCCGCTCCGGTGACAACCTTGTCACAGGGGACCGAATCGAGATCGGCACTACCGATCCACGCGGTTTGATCTGCTTCGCCTCATCCAACTGGCCAAGCGCCACCGTTGAAGACACAATTACTGCTTACGTCAATGTCAATGCTGTAGGTGGTTTACGACTTTTCGACACCTTTGACGAGGCCGTTAATAACAATCGCAGCGCGGAATATACTGTCACTGCTTTCTCGGGCGCGGCCCTGCCCGTAACTATCACGCTACGAGATAGTGTTACCCGCGTACTAGGTAATGTTACTAACTACGAACTCAATACAACCCGCGACCAAGTAGATACCACATCCCTCAGCGACAAGTTCAGAACACAATTTGCTGCCGGCTTGATTAGCGGTAGTGGCCGTATAGACTGCTTATTCGATTCTAGCACAACCGGCATTAAAGAAGTGCCATTAATGTTGCTGCAAACTCTGCAGCGTGTAGATATTGGCAGCAGCTGCGACTTGGCACTGTACATAGTTGACAGATCACTGGCTCCCGGCGAATCATCTGTCTACTACGAGTTCGAGGCAACCATAACTGCGTCAGGCTTAAACGTAAGCGCTGATGCAATCATAACGTGTACACTAGACTTTGTTACAACTGGAGAGATCAAACTATTAGTCGGAGAACCATCTGGATACATTCTTAAAGAAGACGAAGACCGTATTCTCTTGGAGCGCTCGCTCGATTTCCTGCTGACAGAATCCGAGGACTAAACTGGGCCAAGCAGTACCCACTAGCGGAGCCGGGTTTTGGCCGACCAGCGTATTACCCAACTAACAGCGCTGCCCAAAGCTGGGGTCGCTGCTACCGATGTCCTGCCGATTGCGGACATCTCGGCTTCGGAGACCAAAAAGGTAACCGCCAAGGATCTGGTTGCCGCGGGCATCGATCTCGTAGACAACGGCGAGATCGACCTCGCCAAACTCGACCAAGCCAGCCTCACCAAACTAGGCACAGAAGCCCTGGCTGATGGTGCGGTCACCTACGCCAAGCTCCAAGACGTCAGCGCTACTGACCGTCTTCTGGGTCGCCGCACTGCTGGCGCGGGTGACGTCGAAGAGATCGGCTGCACGGCAGCTGGCCGAGCACTTCTGGATGACGTTGACGCTGCTGCCCAACGCACCACGCTAGGTCTCGGAACGCTTGCCACCCAATCAGGCACGTTCAGTGGTACACACAGCGGCACCACCTCCGGCACCAACACTGGTGACCAGACCATCACACTTACAGGTGCTGTTACAGGAAGTGGCACAGGCTCGTTCGCTACTTCTATTACTAACAATGCAGTCACCTATGGCAAGATACAAAATACAACCACTGCTAATGTTGTCCTAGGCCGTAGCAGTGCTGGTGGCGGCACGGTAGAAGAAATTGCGTGTACATCTGTCGGACGCGCAGTAATTGGCAGCGCCACTGCAGCCGATCAACGCACAGCACTCGGTCTGGGCAGTATTGCTACGCAATCTGCCGGAGCTGTAGCGATTACAGGTGGTTCGCTTAGCGCTGTTTCTATTACATCCGCATCTACAACGATTACCGGCGGCAGCATTACCGGCATCACTGACCTCGCTGTAGCCGACGGAGGCACTGGTGCCAGCAACGCCGCTGATGCTCGCACCAATCTCGGTGTGACCATCGGTACCAATGTGCAAGCCTATGACGCAGGTTTGCAATCCATTGCGGCCCTAACAACTGGCGCCAACCAAACCATCTACACCACTGGTGCCGACACCTACGCGGTAACCGGTTTGACCGCCGCAGGTCGAGCACTACTCGACGACGCCGACGCTGCCGCCCAGCGCACAACACTCGGGCTAGGTACCGTCGCCACCGTCAATAGCGTCGGCACCAGTGAACTGACCGACGATGCAGTCACCGCAGCCAAACTAGCCAACGAGTCGACCGTTGACTTTGTTACATCGCTACCAGCGAGTGGCGCGTACAACGGCCAGCTTGCACTAACAACGGGCGACAACAAAGTCTATTCGTGGAGCGGTGCAACTTGGACTCCAATTAAAGCCGCTGGCTCACTTAACACACTTGTAGGTGGCACGGCTGGAGTCGTCAACGTAACCGTATCCGCAACAGGCGACACCGCCACAATCAACACCACCCTCGACAACACCGCAAGCGCCGCACAATTCTTAGCTGGCCCCACTGCAGCAAGTGGAGTCGTTACTTACCGCACCATTGCTGGCGACGATTTACCTACAGCAACCACTACAACCAAAGGTGCTGTAGTTGTTAATGGCAACGGCCTAACTATTAGCGGTAACACAATCGCCATCAATAACACGGTCACCGCAGAAACAAGTAACCATCACGTTGTTCAGTATAACTCCAGAGGTTTAGTAACCGGTGGCCGCACACTCGTAGGTGCTGATGTACCTGTAGCCACCGTAAGTACTGTCGGCGTTATCAGTCCCGGTAGTGGCTTAGGCGTTACCGGGCTCGGCACTCTTAATCACACTAATGCCGTTGTTGGAGGCACTGCAGCCAAAGTCACATACGACAATCAAGGCCACATCACCAGCGCTCTATCACTTAACTCTACTGATATTCCAGATCTTGACGCTAGCAAGATTACAAGCGGCACATTCAGTACCGCCCGTCTTGCACCAAATAGCGTCACGGCAGCTCAACTTGCTGACTACGGAATCGCGCAAGTCAGCAGCTCACAGCCTGTCCCCGAGTTCGCCGGCCAACTCTGGATCAACCCCACCGACCGCACCGCTTACGTCTGGGTCGGCCAAGTCTCTCCAGCCCAGGGCTACTATCTCCCACTCAACAACGAGTTCGGCGCTCAAGCCAACTTGCGTTTTGGTGGCACCTATAACGCAAGCACAAATACCGTCTCCAGCCTGAACACTTACGGTGCCGGCGCTGGCTTAACCGTAGGCTCTTCGTTGATTGCGCCAACATCAGCTAGCGCTGGTGTGTATCTGCTGGTAACCACTGCCGGCACTGGCGTAGCACCTGCACCAGCTGTCGCCCTCGACGTTGGCGACTGGATCCTCAGCCCCGGCCAAGGCACAACGTGGACACACGTCAACTTGGTTGGCGCGGGCATCAGCGTGATTGATGCTGGTGACGTCACTTTCTCTGGTGGCTCCTTAACGCCCGCCATGACTGGCGTCGCGGACGCCGAAGCAGCTCTGACCACATTGTGGGGCCGCGTCCAGATCGCCACAGCATCAACGCTAGGCATTGTCCTCGAAACAACCGAGATCGAGGTCAACAACTCCACGGGTGCCATGACAGTTGGCACTGTCGATGAAGGCACCTACTGAGTGGTGGCATGTCCGGCTTTAATTACAATGGCGAAAACCTGCCCAAAGGAGGCACACCCGGTGAGCTGCTTGTAAAAGTCAGCAACGCCGATTACTACGTCCAATACAAAACTCTCACGGAAGTCTTCGCCGAGTACGAATTCGAGATCGACGAGGGCGAATACTAGACTGGGCCGTAACGCCGTCCCAGAGGGGAGTTAAGGCATGGCTACTTGGCAGCATCTCCGCAGCAGCACCGCAAACAAGCGCCCCACTACCAGCTTGGCTGACGGGCGCATTGCGATCAATACGAATACCGCAAGCCCCGGCCTCTTTTTCAAGGATTCCGCTGGCACAGGCATCGTCAAAGTAGGCCCGGTGCACGTTGGCACCACGGCACCAAACAGTGTGCCGGCTTCTGGCGGAAGCAGCGGAAACTACACAGGTGAGCAGTGGCTGGACACAAGTGTGTCCCCTGCTCAGATGAAAGTCTGGAACGGCAGCACCTGGGTCGGCATTGTCGCCGACGAACTGCCTGTCTCGAAGCTGCAAGATGGCGCTGCCCGCCAGCTCATCCAAACCGATGCTGCTGGCACCGGTGTTGAGTGGACCAGCAACGTTGATGTACCAGGCACGCTGGACGTTACCAGCACCGCAACATTCGACAGCATTGCGCAGCATCCGTTGGGTACTGCTGGCGCACCGACGATTACCTTCACCGGTGACACTAACACCGGCCTGTACTCCCCCGGCGCAGACCAAGTAGCCATCTCGACTAATGGCACTGGGCGGTTGTTTGTTGATGCAAGTGGGAATGTCAAAGTTTCAACTGGCGAGGTTTTTAATACTTCCGCTACTGGATATATTC